GACGCGGGATTATCAATATCCGCAGTAAATTCAAAACGATCGTTATAACGAACATTGTATCGCGTCGTGGCAGCCTGTGTTCCTGTAGCAACAGCGATACTCGGGCACAGGGCCTGATACTGACCCATTAATGTTATTTCATTTTCAGTCGTATCATCAGGCGGTAAGACCGTTATGATACGCGTCACCACACGATTAGCCATTCCAAGATTCTGAATGATTCCAGAAGTAAGTTGAGTTGGATTTATAGTGCGTTCAATAAGACGATAATCTACAAAAGAAAATGACATGTCCTGGTTGGCCTGTCTGTATCTCTCCATTTCATCGCCCGCACCGTAGAAGATGTAATCAGCACAAAACTTTAATTCATTACGATTAACATTCACAGCAACACCTCCTGCATCACCGGTCCCCGCCTGAAGACGATATAAATCCTGCGGTTGGAAATGAAGTTCAATATTTACAGCTTCGTCAATCATATATAACGGAAGCTGATTCACTTTGAGGAATGGGAACAAATCACTCAGATCTATGGAAAATGAAGGACATTCCGCACGCTTGGCGGCACTTGAGCCATCGTGTTTAAACCAATTGGGAAGTTCAACAAGTTGGGAGTCAAGTTTCGGTTCCATACCAGTTTCAAGAGTAATACCAGAAGCATTAACATTATCGCTGGCATTGTATGCGAATCCAGTGCTGTTCCAACGACCAGTCATAAACATTTCACGTTCAGCATTAACTTCATTCGCAATTAAAGAAGATTTAACCGCATGAAGACCACCCCACGAATCAAGTTCATTCAGAGTTTTGTTGCCAACCTTCAATACAGCCTTCTTAATCACCTGCCCAATACCAACCTGCGGTGGCAAGAACATATTCGTATTTGTCGCGCTTGGTTGAAGGGAGATAAATATTTTTGAATTAGAATGAAGGAATCCCTTCGGCTGTAATGTAAATCGCGCGAATCCATCCGTAGTAGCAGTGCCGTCCGAGAAGACAACAGGCTCAAGTAAATCAGATTCTACCTTCTGAATGTAATTCACAGGAATCTGTTCTAATTTAATAAAATTGGGAATAGTAGTAAGTGTTGGTTCGCTCATATCTCCTGATGACATATCCATGTTTTTTTAACTTATTACAACATAAATATTTATCATAAACAAATGATAAAAAAAGATAGTATAGAAAATAAATTATAATTATTTATTTTAACTTAATCTACTCACATGACCAATTGCACTCCGTTCGGTGAGAAAACAAGCTGTGCCTTAGCCTTAATAAAGATATATGCGCCAACAGGATTATCAGCAGTATGTTCCGATTCTACCGAAAGTCCCCACTGTTCAGTTGAGAAGTCTTCGCCAGCACCGCCCAGTCCATAGCGAGTCCCCAGGCCCATGACAGAGCCACCTTCCGCAATCTGTGTGTATGAAGTTTGAGATGCGGCTGTATTAGCAAGATCATAGTTTCTGTTCATGTTGACCGGTGAGATGGAATATTTGTGAGATGTTCCATCCGGAACAACTGCATCATAAAGGCCTTTCACGATCTGCGGATCAGGCATGGGTGTCGGATTATTAACAGCATCGTAATTATTAACATAATCAAAATCAGCAGGATATTTTGAACCGCCCTTCAAAAATTGAACGCGAGAAATATTTGCGATTTGGTTATTATCCGTCCCTACGCCAGAAGGATAAGTAGTTGTCTGTCCATCCTGTGTCAATGTATTAATATTGGACACAGGGACAAACGAAACAAACGCAGATAATACATTTCTTAATGCGAGATTATATTGAAGCTGTGCATTCGTTGAATTAATGCTGGTGTAAAGGGAAGTAATAGAATTAAACTCATAGACACCAGTATCCTCGCCAGTTCTAAGCGCATCATCATCAATATCCTGAACCTCACAAATTAATTTAACATCTGATAGTGAATAATGAGCATCTTCAACTCCGGCTGACGAACCATTTGTGTTATATAAAACATTGGCATCGGGTGTGAGCTGGATTTCAATCTGAACACCACCGAATGCATCTTGACGAAGATTCACCATGTTGCCCGACTGTAAGAATCCACAAGGCAAATGCGCCGAAAATGAATTGGTCTGGGGAGATGTAGTAGATAAGTTATTCATAACCGATTTACGGAAACATTCCGCATTCGGTTGAATAAGACACGTCTGCGATAAATGACCAAGCTGATCTTGAAGACTAGATGTCAATGAAAGATAAGTGTTCATAAACTTTGAATAATGACGAATACTTTCACAAATTAAAGCAGACTTCTGAGAACGGATTGTAAGTGTATCAACAATATTGTAAATACCAAGACGATTATTCATGGTAATTCCATCCGCATCAACTACTGGTGTAGGAGTTGCTAGATTGTTTTTGAATGCTTGAAACTTACCACAAACACGAACAGAGCGTGGGTCCAGAAGGCCATCTTGGGCAGATATGGTAAAGGACATTACAGGGAAACCATTTTTAAAGGAAATCTTTCCATTGGCGGGAACGTTATCTGGACGAATCTCAATGTATCTTGAAGTCATTGTTTATGATATAGATACAAATTATGATAAAAAAATAAATTAATAAAAAAAGTTTAGATTGAATTATTGCTGAACTTCAACACCGCCAGATCTTATCATTAAACGGCGGAGATGGAAGATATACGACTGGAACATCTTAGGCTTAAGCGGAGCATCGGTTTCCTGGTATTTTAGAATTACTTGCAGATCTTGTCCCCGGAGATCCATTGCCCCATTTTGGACACCGAACGCCCTTCCGAAACAGAAATTATCTTGGAACGAGGCAAAGCTTCGGGGGATAATACCAGCATTATCAAGAGTCTTCTCAAGTTCATAAATGTGGAAGGCATCTATTGATTCTTTGGTAGCAATCTTTTTTGTAGATACTTCGCGAGATGGGACACGCTTACCATCAATAACATATTGGTATGACGAAAGACGATCGCTGATTCCAGTATATCCATTGCGATCATTTACCAAGCATGTATCTTGAGAATCCTTACCACTTGTGTCAGACGAATTGGTTCCTTTGATAGGGTAGGAAGCCCGGCCACAAATCTGCTCAGCCGAGTTATAAACAGTAGAATCAGTTGGGACAACAAGTAAAGATTTCGCGCGAGAATTATTCGCAAAAACTTGAAACGTAGTTTGACGATCAGATGCCAGGATTGAGTGTTTATAGTTGGTAGCACTCTTAATATCAAACTCAATTGCCTGACCACCATTTACCTTAGCAATCATTCCCGCTTCATAGCCAGGGTCCAGATGAACTTGAGATACGACTAAATTAACATTGCTTACAGTATAGGATGCATCATAGGATGAGCGGCCATCACATGCTGTTGAAAACATAACAAAATCACCACTCGTTAAATCATTTCCAGCCCCTGCATCTGAAGCTCTTGCAGGATCAATCGTGACTTCAACAAGTCCAGCACCTCCGTTAGCTGCCGTGGACAGATTAATAGACGAAATCGTTAAATCACCAGAAGCAAATTCTACCGTTGATCCATTGTTTGAGGAATTACAGAATTTAAAGGTTTCACCAACAACAAATGGGAACTTTGCCACAGCATCGTCACCATCCATTGAATTATCAGCAAATACATAAAATGTGGTAAGAGTTGATCCATTAGAAAGATTTCTGGCAATTGAAGCAGTAGATGAGCCATTTACTGAATGAAAAATCGGACCAAGTCCAGTTCTAATATTACGATTGACACTTTCTAACTGCTTCAAAACTTTCGGAGCATCATTTAGATCAATTTCAATGTAAAGACCATTCGTCATCATCACAGGGAAAATAGTTTCAGAATCAGCAAAAATACCAGTCTGAAGGGGAATGTTTAACTTTGCCGTAAGGAAATCAGAATCGTCAAATACGGTGTTCTGATTACCAGCAGTTTTCTTGAAATAAGGATTTGTTAATGTATTGCTCATGTGGGACATGCTAGTTCCTTCGGTGCCACGATTGAAAGGCTGATGAACACCACCACCTTCACGCAGGGCGCGGAAGTTTCTTAGATTTTTATCCGTATTGTAATCATACGATACAGCACACATGCAATCATAGGCATTTACCTCTTCTAATAGATTTCCACGAGATCCATCGTAAATCCTGATGTTATTTATTAACGCATTACCACCCATCTTATCAAGCTGAAGACGAGTTGGAACAGCACCCGACGGAAGGCTAATCTTAAAATCAAGATCTAAATATGATTCCTTGCCATCCATGAACTTAGTTGATGGATCTACAAAGATCTGGACCTTCTGGCCCGGACTGTATGATAATCCATTTTCACTCGGAATTGAGATTTTAGTTTCACCCACTTTAACAGTATCATCGGCGCGCCAATATAAAGACATTTATTATAAAGGAAACATTTAAAAAAGATTATGATAAAAAATTAAAAAAGATTACGACACCCTTCCAGAAACGGCAGCCTGTTGTGCAGGAGCAGCCATTGTAGTATCAGTCTCCGCTGTCTGTTCCTGTGTTAGATCAGCTTCTTTATCCGATTCAGACACCTTTTGGCCAGCAATATCCAGCGCTCCTGAACTAATATCCAAGATTCCACCAAGAAGTTTCGCAGGTGGGAAAAATGTTCCAACAATATCAGACACGGCTCCACCGAGTTGTAATACATTTGCCGATTGTTCCTCCCAATTATCGCCCGATAAGCCTTTTCCTGCAGCGAGACTCTTATATTCTCCATAAGCATCCATGCCTCCTATGCCCAACGCACCAATCACCGTAGCACCTTTACCAGCCTTTTCCAAACCTTCTTCAACTGCTTCTTTACCTAAACCTGTCGCGCTGCCAAGACTACTAGTGATTCTGGAACCAAGACCTTCGGATTCTTCTTCTTCAACTGCCCC